CGACCAAACCCTACGACCAGAGGAGGCTGATCTTCTTGAAAAAAGGTGGGAAAGCAAATATGGGGCGGTTAAATCGGGCCGGAAAATAGCTGTACTAGGTAAAGGTACGAGTTTTGAAGCTCTGACTTTTACACCAGAAGTGGTAAAACTTTTTGAGCTTAAGCGTTGGAACCTTTACACGATATTGGCAAAGTACGGCATACCGCCGAGGGTGGCTAATATCAATGACAAAACAACTTCGCTTTCGGGAAAAGATACTGCAGAGCAACACTCTGCATTTTGGAAATATACACTCATACCCATTCTTCGCCAATTTGAACAAGTCCTTGAAACGCAATTTTTTATGCGTCTTGGCCTCGCTGAGCGTGGAGTATTTGATCTATGGGATGTGCCAGAATTACAGGAGTCGGAAGACTCACAAAGTAAAAGAGATATAGCGGAGATTACCGCAGGGATTAAGACAATAAATGATGTCCTAATGGAGAGGGGCAAGGAGCCTAAGCCCTGGGGAAATGTTTGGTATAAGCCTAAAAACCTTGTTGCAACTGACGGAAGCAAAGCCGTCAAGGGAGAATAGGCTTATGAAAAATGGAACATTGATTGTAAGCAGAATTGAAAAACAGTTTGATTTCATCAAAAACGAATTCAGCAAGATGGGCTTTGATGACATTACCATTACAGGAGCCGACAGGGACGCACTATTAAACATCATCAATGATACGAAACCCAAGGTAATGATTTTAGGCAGTAACTTTTTTAAGTGTTCTACCCCATATATGACAAGGGTAATCAATAAAAACTTTCCTACCCTGAACATTGCGGCTATTACTACTACAGAATACCCGCCATCTCTGGCAATGTATTTTATCATCAACGGTGCCAAGTCATACATTAGCTTTTGGGATGACCCTATACATTTCCAAAACGGTATGAAGGAAATACAGAAAGGTAAAGCATTTATTTCAAACGTAGTAAGGCAGCGTATTGCAAACAGTGAATACTACCCTGAACCAAAAGGAAATATTACACAAAGGCATATTGAGGTTATGAGGTGTACCTGCAATGGGTTTACCGAAGTTGAAACTGGAAAAAATCTCTGGATTTCTGACAGGACTGTTGAAAGGCATAAAACTGAAATTCTACGGAACCTGCATTTAAGAAATGACAAGGAGATTATCAGGGCAGCCCTGGACATGGGTTTTGTAAAGAATGAGGAACTAATTTTTTTTGGTGATAACTACGAACTACATCCATATCCGGTGGGGAAAAGAACAGGGAGGAAAACGAAATGATTTTGAGAACAAAAGATGGTGCGTATAAGCCCTCGGATGTTTCGGGCTTTCTTGACTTTTTAGGGCTTAGGAAGGAAGCAGAAGGGCCGCAAAAAGTAACAGGGGATATTGAACTTATCGCCTCGGTTCCCTTTTGCTTGGCTGCTGATGTTGAAGCTAATCAAGGTATGCCTGCTAATCCTGACGGATTAGCTTGGACACTTAGCACTTATGACCTTGACAGGTTTGGAGAGAGAATTGACCCAAAGGGTTGGGATTTCAAGAGGTTTTTGGATAATCCGGTTGTTGAGTGGGCGCACAGGTACGATATTCCGGCAATCGGCAAGATTGAAAGCCTTATTGTTGATGATAAGGGGCTTCATGGGCTTGTGTACTTCAACGACAAGAGCTTTGACCCTTTTGGTTGGAGTATCGGGCAGAGAGTCAAGGCGGGTGTTATCAGGGCGGGTTCTGTGGGGTTTCGGGTGAGAGAAATAGAAATTCCGTCAAAAGAAGACAGCAAAGACGGCACATCGCTTATTTTCCGCAAGCAGGAATTACTGGAATTTAGCATTTGTAATGTCCCCGCTAATCCCTGGGCTTTGGCAAAAGTGAATGAGGAATCAGTCACAAAAACAATACAGGTTTCTAACCATCCAAGTTTTTGGGGTGGGTTTATCAATTTTAATGCTGAAGGAGAAGCTTATGGAAAATGAAGCTATTGTCGCAATTAAGAAAAAATTATCAAATATGAAAAAAATTGAAAGTGTCGGATTTTCTGATCCTGAAAAAGCTACAGACTATTTTCAGGAAAAAGAAATTTTACTGGAAGAAATTACTAAAACCCTTGAAACGGTAACTGCTAACTATACTACGCAGATTACCGCACTAGAGGGGACAGTAAAGAGTCTGAGGGAAGAACTGAAAGTACAGGTGAAGTACCCAAAAGAACTGACCCGCCGTGAAATCCATTATAACCTCGGTAAGGGGATAGTGGCGGCGTGGACAGGGAATCACAAGGTACTGAACGACCTTTCTTTTTCTCCTAATTTAAAAAGTGATAACTGGACTAATCCAAAAGAAGTGGTCTGGGGTGAAAGGGGCTGGACGGTTAAGGCTCCTCTTGGTGAACCAATGGGAAACATGGCTACCAATGACCAATATCTAATCAATCCGATTTACGAAACGGAGATCATGCAAGACGCAGCTAAAAAATCGGTGATGATGAACTTGGTCCGTCATCGCCCAATGATGGGGCCTTCTATCTTCCTTCCCACCAGGGACCGGGGGGGAGTTGAGCTTCATTGGCTGACTGCATACGGTCAACAGATCAAGGCTTCCAGGCCGAAGGGTGCGGAGCGTGTTGAGCTTAAAGCCTACACTTTGGCGGGGTACATTCCTTGGTATGATGAATTTGAAGAAGATGTTTTCATCGACCTTGGTTCAATGTTCGTGGATGAGTTTTTGGAAGTCTACGGGCAGGAATTTGACAGGCAATGTTTACTTGCCGATGATGACCCTTTCACAGGGGCTATGGCGGTGGATGGCTCTGTCAAGGTTGCAATTCAGGGAGCTACCATTAACGATTTGACGTGGAAGGACTTTAGGGATTCTGTCTACAAGATTCCAGCCGAAGAACGGAAAGATTGTGTCTGGTTTTTAAATGAGACTGTCCTTAATCACATTGCCAACATCGAGGACACTACGGGCCGTCCGATTTGGCGGCGGCCTACTGAAGCTATGCCTGGGCGGCTTGACCTTTATCCCTACCACGAAGTTTCAATCCTTCCGCAGATCGGGGATATCAAGGCAGATCAGCCATTTGCGGTTTTTATGAACCCGAAAAGAATTCAACATGGAAACCGTAAAGGCATTGAGCTTAAAAAGTTTGATGGTACTACAGAGAGCCTTGAGTATGGAGAATTGTTTTTGCGGTTCAGGAAGCGGGATGGTTTTCTTGTTACCCGCCCGAAGGGGAATATTTTAATCCTCAAAACAAAATGAGGAAAAGCCGTCACCCTGGGCGGCTCTTGTTCTTTGACAAATACACTGTCAATGGTTTGGCGGTGTCAGGGCTGGATTTCATCAATTTGTTAGCCGTCCCGATGGGCGGGGCGGGACGGCTTTTTTTTATACTAACTTGCTTCCATGCCTTGCCCTTATTTCATCCAGGGTTTCATCATCGGCTATGCCGTCTTTTGGTCTGCCTGAATAGATAAAAGCAGAATGTTTGTAAGAGTACCAAAAACCGATTGTAAGTAATTGGGCGCCTATCAGGTCGGTGGTGAAACAATAAAGCCATTGGCCTATTAGTTCGGCTTTTATGCGGTTAATTGCAACAAGCTTTAGTGCTTCGCTAAAGTTTTCGACAGGGGCAAAACGGCCTTGATACTTAAAAATGCTGTGTAATCTGATGTGGTGTTGAATGATACTCATAAAATACTCCAAAGATTAAAGTACCCCCGCACAAGCGGGGGGCTGTGAAACTATGCGGATAATTTTTCTGCTAATTTGGGATGTTCTTCTAAATACCGTTGCCAAGCGTGGGAGACTTCTTCCAGTGCATACCAAGCGAAGACATTATATAGGGTTGTTAGCTCTTGTTTGTGGAAACTGCCCCATAGTGCTTTTCCAATTTCGCTGGCTGTTGGCTTTTCTGAATTACGAAAAATACCGAAGTTTTGAACCATTGAAATTATGTCTGTGCCAAATTCGGCGGCGGCCTGTTCCATGTGAGAAACAATGTCCTGACGGTGTTTTTTGTAAAAAGGAATAGTGTCTGAAAAATAAACAAAACCTGAAAAGCCGACATTTGC